CATAGGAGATCTCTTACAGAGGTGGACTAATGATTATTTTAAAAGTACTAAACACAGAGTTGTAAATTCTCATATTGATAAACCCAGGTTTAGTATGCCACACTTTGTGGATCCAAAGCCTGGAACAATAATTAAAAATTTAACAAAAGAAAAAGATAAATATGAACCAATAGAGAGCTTAGAGTACCTAAAATGGAGACTAAGCCAAAGTTACTAAGGAGGTAAAAATGAAAAAACTATTACTATCAACAATCCTTGCAACAGGATTAACAAGTTCAGCTTATGCAGGTATGCTGGGACTAGATTGGGAAGCAACAGGTGAGTACAATGTAGATACCGAAGTTTCCACGCTTACAACTGAAGTAGGTAAGTCAATTAATTTAAGTGGCCTTACAATCTCAGCTGATTTAGATTTCGATATTATCGGAACATCTTTCTCAGGTTCTGACTATAAAGCTTCTATGATGTTACCAGGAATGAGTAATGTAGAAGTATATGCTAAGTCAGGTCTAGACAAGAACTGGAAAAGAGAAAACGTAATTGCTGGCGTAAAATTTAGCTGGTAAAAATGAAAAACACAAAACTATGGAAAAAGGTAAGTAGAATGGATTTAGGAAACCCTGTCATTACAGCTTTAGTAGGCTTAGTAATATTTTATATCGGACTTAAAACATTTTCAGGTGGAATGAAAGCTATGGGCAATATAGAACACTTGTCTTGGTTTTTAGGAAACCCTATCTATATGTTTATAGGTGGAATTATTATGACACTAGCATGGCAATCCTCGAGTTTGTCTACTACAGCGATTATAGCTCTAGTTGCTTCTGGTGCTATACCTCTACCTGCAGCTGTTGCATGTGTCTTAGGAGCTAACATTGGTACTACAGGTACTATCTGGTTAGCAGGGTTTTTCGTATCTGATGGAATGCCAAAAGGAGACACTCTTAGAATAGCAGTTGCTCATAGTAGTGTGAACCTATTAATGGCCATAGCCTTGTTACCTTGGGTAGGTAAGATAGGTCAGCTATTAATGAAAATAGGTTAAATTAAAAAAAAATAAAATATTATGAGCTCTAGTTGTATAAATAACCTCAGTATTTAATGATTGGAGCTTATAATGACACAACTAATATCACCACACAAATTTACCAAGACTGCAGACCGTTTACGGTCATTTTTTTTAAATAAAGGGTTTGAAGAAGTTCACACTCAAAACAGATTAAGTATACTTGCCGCATGTGAAGACCCTTTTAATGTAGCAACATATAATTACGCAGGTCAAGTATGGCCTTTGCCGCAAACAGGTCAGATGTGGTTAGAGCATGAATTACTCACCAAGCCAGAAGTTCCTGGCTTTTTTTGTATCTCTACTTCGTATAGACAAGAACCGAATGCTATACCAGGTAGACATGATATAATATTTCCAATGTTTGAATTCGAAATGCCTGGAGATATACATGACTTACAACAAATGGAAGTTGAGTTATGTGAACACTTAGGCTTTCCTAAATTAGAAATTGATATGTATAGTAACTGGGCTAAAAAGTTTAATGTAAAAGAATTAGGTAACGATGAAGAGAAAGCAATACATAATGGAATGATAACACACTTTCCTGAATTTACTAGTCCTTTTTGGAATATGTCAAGAAATGCAGATGGTATAACAAGTAAAAAGATTGATGTTATATTAGGTGGTATGGAAACAATAGGAAGTGCAGAACGAAGTACTGATGTTCATCAAATGAGAGAAACGTTTCACACTATTACTAATGGAGAATATTCCGAGTTACTATTTAAATTATTTAGTAAAGAAAGAGTTGAAGCTGAGTTAGAGAAATTCTTAGAATTTGAATTCTTTCCTAGAGTCGGTGGAGGTATAGGTATTACTCGATTAATCAGTGCATTTGATTCTATATCTGATTCTTACACTGATAGGTGGTCAAGTATGTATGTCAATGAATTTGCTAATGCTTATAGTTACAAAACATAAATTAATCTGGGATGGCGGAAAAGGTAGACGCGATAGGTTGTTTCCCTATTGTCTTGAGCAAGGCGTGGTGGTTCGAGTCCACCTCCCAGAGCCAAATAAGTATTTATAATGAATAAAATATTTGCAGCACTAGATGGAATGGAAATTGATAAAGCAATTGACTTTATCGATCCTATAAAAGATAAGTTATATGGTGTAAAAATTAATCATACACTGTTACCTAATTTATATGAATTTAGAGATTATAAAGTATTTGTAGATCTAAAATTATTTGATATTCCCAATACTGTAGAAACAGTAATTAAATGGTTAATTAAGCAAAATGTATATATGACTACAATTCACTTTGAGAATGGGGAAAAATGTATAGAACAAATATCTCCATTAAAGAACGATATTAATATTGCTATAGTTTCCCATTTAACATCTTTCTCTGCCAATTGGGATAAGCAAAGTATGATATATAAACAAATATGTGATAACATAATATATTATAATTTTAATGTAGTACTATCACCTTTAGATTTATCTTTGTTTAATCATTATGATAAGATTCATTCTTTTAAAAGAATTTGTCCCGGAATAAGATTAAAACAATTAAACGATGATCAAGTAAGAGTAAGTACTCCAGAAGAAGCTATATCTAATGGAGCTGATTATTTGGTAATAGGTAGACCATTAAAGGAGAATCCTATAGAATGTTTTTTATAGCAGCACCATTTGGAAATTATCTTAAATACAAAAATACTATTTCTGTATCAGGAACTTGGACATTAAAGCCTAGGCCAGGTAGATTTATGCAATTGTTAAAAACTCTTCGTTATACTAAACAAGGGTGGGTCAATAAATTAGGTTTAAGAAATAAAGGAATAGATTTTGCATTAAAACATAAACACGATATATTAAGTATAAGCGCAATAGATTATGAAGATTGGCGAGATTTACATAAGAAAATACCTAAAGATATTAATGTTGAAGTTAATTTAGGTTGCCCTAATGTACAATTAAATATATGGCCAGGTTTTGCAAGTTTTGCTAGAGATCGAAGAAAATGGAGTATAGCTAAAGTATCTCCAGTATTAAAAGAAACTTGGATTGATTTCATAGTTGAAGCAGGATTTAGACAGATACATGCAAGTAATACTATTCCAGTAGAACGTGGAGGATTAAGTGGTAAAGAAATAATTCCTCATACTATAAGACTATTAAAGTATATTAAGAAACACTATCCGGATGTAGAAGTTATAGCAGGAGGTGGTATAACATCTAAAGAAGATGTTGATAGGTATAAAGATCATGGGGCTGATCATTATAGTTTAGGCTCAGTATGCTTTACACCATGGAAGATAAAAAATATAATAAAAAATTAAAAAAGATATTTACATTGCATATGAACTGTGATAGAATAATAATATGCAGTTTTACACAAATGTTAGTAGGTATGGTAATTCTATTCTTTACAGAGGTTATGACCATGCTGGAAAAAAAATCATAAAAAGAATTCCCTATAAACCAAAACTTTTTATAAAATCAAAAAAGAAGACTCAATGGAAATCATTGCAAAATGAGTATGTAGCTCCAGTAGACTTTGGTTCTATGAGAGACGCTAAAGAATTCGTTGATAAGTATAAGTATGTAGATAACTTTAAAATATATGGTCACTATAATTTTATACATCAATTTATTACTGAAGCCTTTCCTAGAGAAATTGAATTCAAAAGAAATATAATTAATGTAGTTTCTTTTGATATTGAGGTAGCATCTGATGAAGGATTTCCTTATCCAAGCGATGCTAATCAACCAGTAATTTCAATTGCATTAAAGTCTAGTCTAAAAAATATATATTATGTATGGGGATTAAATGATTATGATAAATCTAAATCCAAGCATAACATATCCTATATTAAATGTGATAGTGAAGCAGAGTTGCTAAAGAGTTTTATTGAATATTGGAGTGAGTTTGATAGAACTCCAGATATCATAACAGGTTGGAATGTTAGATTTTTTGATATTCCTTACTTAATTAATAGAACTTATAAAATACTAGGAGCTGAATATGTAAAACGATTTTCTCCTTGGGGTCAGGTAGATCATCGTACTGTTAGAAAACATAATAAAGAAAATGATACTTACATACTAAAAGGTATTGAGACTTTAGATTATTATGATTTGTTTTTAAAGTTTGGGTATACCTATGGTCCACAAGAATCATATAGATTAGACCACATAGCTAATGTAGTTCTTGGTGAAAAGAAATTATCTTATGAAGATTATGGATCTCTTCGCAATTTATATAAAGAAAACCATCAACTCTTTATTGATTATAATATTAAAGATGTAGAATTAATCGAAAGATTAGAAGAAAAGATGGGATTAATTACACTAGCTCTAACTATTGCATATAAAGGTGGAGTAAATTTTAATGATACTTTTGGTGTAACTTCAATATGGGATTCAATAATTTACAGAAGTTTAAATTCTCAAAACACCGTTGCTCAAATAGAAACAAATCATGATAGAGTAAAAACTACTTTTGCTGGAGCATATGTTAAAGATCCTCAAGTAGGTATACATGATTGGGTAGTTTCTTTTGATTTAAATTCACTATATCCTAATTTAATTGTAGAATATAATATGTCGCCAGAAACGCTAACTCATACAGGCCATGATTTCAAATCAGATGTAGATCATTATTTAAACGAAAAGACTGACACTTTAAAAGCAATTGAATTCAATGTTACTAGGGCAGCAAATGGTTCTACATACTCAAAAAAATCAGAAGGTATGATCCCTAAGATTATTATTGATTATTATGAAGAACGCAAATCAGTAAAAAATATGATGATAGCAGCTAAAAAGCAATATGAAATTCAAAAGACTAATGATCTTGATACTGAAATAAATCAACTAGAAAATAAACAAATGGCCATTAAGATCCTACTTAATTCACTATATGGTGCAATGGGTAACAGATGGTTTAGATACTATGATCTTAAAATAGCTGAAGGTATTACTCTGTCAGGTCAACTTGCTATTAGATGGGCTGAAAAGGATATGAATAAATCCTTAAATGAATTATTAGAAACTGATAAAGATTATGTAATTGCTATTGATACTGATTCATTATATGTTAACTTTGGTCCATTAGTTAAAAAGTTTAAACCTAAAGATCCAGTAAAATTCTTAGATCAGATTTGCAAAGATCATTTTGAACCTAAATTAGAAAAGTCTTATAAGCAACTCAACTATAAAATGAATTGTTATAAATCAAGAATGGTTATGGCAAGAGAAGCAATTGCTGACCGTGGAATTTGGACTGCAAAAAAGAGATATATATTAAACGTACATAATAATGAGGGTGTACAATACGCCGAGCCTAAACTTAAAATTATGGGTATTGAGGCAATCAAATCTTCTACTCCTCAAATAGTTAGAAATAAATTAAAAGAAGTATTTAAAATTTTAGTTAATGGTAGTGAAGAAGCTACACAAAAGTTTATAGAAGATTTCAAAATAGAATTTAAAAAGCAACCACCAGAAAACATTTCTTTTCCAAGGTCTGCTAATAATGTTAATCAGTTTAAAGACAGACATAGAGTATATAAGAAAGGTACACCTATTCATATACGTGGATCTATACTTTACAATAAGTTATTAAACGACAGAGATTTAACAAATAAATATGAATTAATCTCAGGTGGTGATAAAATTAAATTTGTATATTTAAAAGTTCCAAATCAAATTATGGAAAATATTATATCATTCCCTGAAGTATTACCTAAAGAATTTAAATTACATAACTATATTGATTATGATCTTCAGTTTGAAAAAACATTTACTGAACCTATGAAGATTATAATGGATGCTATTGGCTGGAAAGTAGAAAAGATAGCATCATTAGAAGACTTTTTTGTATAAAGGAGAAACAGATGTCTAATGATTGGTCAAAAGATATTAAAGAAATGCATAAAAAATTTGGAGTGCATAAATGGGTACAAGCACAACAACAATCTGATGTTGATGATTCAAAACTAAAAGACTTTCTTAAATTTAGAATGAAAATGGTCCAAGAAGAAGTTGATGAAACCAATAACGCTATAAATGATAAAAATCCAGAAGAAATCGTTGATGGATTAATTGATATGTGTGTATTTGCTATTGGAACATTAGATGTATTTGGTATTGATGCAAATAAAGCTTGGAATGAAATTCTTAATGCTAATATGTCAAAAGATGTTGGGATAAAAGAATCTAGGCCTAATCCATTTGGATTACCCGATTTAATAAAACCAAAAGATTGGAAAAGCCCAGATCATAATGACAATCATGGAATATTATCTAAAGCCCTTTAATAAAAATTCTTTTAAATGAAAAAAGCTATTTACATTGCGTTTAAACTGTGATAGAATAATATTATGGAATACTCACTAACACTATTTAAAAACATATACGATAATAAAACACATAAAAGAATGGATTTCCCTACTTGGGATTTATTCGAAAGTCTTTTATATGGGTTATCACAAAAACCTGGAAGAAAAGGAATAGATCATGATAGAAACGGTACTAGTTCTCCTCTTATTAGTCCTGCTACTTACACACCCGATAGTACACGCGCTAATAAAAATGTCATTAATTGGAGTGGTTGGGCTGCTATTGATGTTGATGATCATAACCTTGACAACAGAAACCTCGAGCAGCAACTTGCTCAGCGATATGGAAACTACTACTATATTTGCTACAGCACAGCTAGTTCAAGAAAAGATAACCCAAAGTTTAGGCTTGTTTTTAAACTATCTGAACCAATTATAAACAGACAAATAAAACATTTCTGGTACGCATTAAATACTGAGTTTGATAATCTTGGTGATAGACAAACTAAAGACATGTCTCGTATGTATTATGTTCCAGCTCAATACCCTAATGCATATAATTTTATATTCACAAATAAAGGTTCTGCCATAACTCCAGAAATACTTATGGCCAAACATCAATTTGTTGAAAAAGAAGATAATGATTCTTTCTTTGATCGCTTACCTAAAGCAATGCAAGATCAAGTTCTGCAGTATATGGAAGATAAAATATGGGACGAAAAAGTTAACTGTGAATGGACTAGTTATCGTGATTGTCCTTTCTTTCCAAAAAAGCTAGCTTCAGAATATATGGCCATAGGCGAAACAGGGTGGTATCATAAAATGTATCAAATTATGGTAGCCACAGCAAGTAATGCTATAAGAAAAAAATATCCTATAGAACCAGATGAAATAGCAGAGTTATGCAGACAGTTTGATGATGACAATGGTAAATGGTATAAAAATAGACGATTAGAAACAGAAGCTGATAGAGCTATAGAATATGTTTATAGAACTTCAATTTAATGGTTTACTTTAACAATAAAATAGTATATAATAAAACTAGGAGGTACATATGAAAGAATCACTAAGAGTGTTACAAGAATGCGCTGAATTACAAACTAAGAAATCTCAAGATTATCAAAATGATGGTTCTAGTGTAGTACAAGCTATGCATTATCGCAGAGGTATAGATACTATCCATGATGTTATACTTGGCAAATTGCATAGAGCAACTTCATTATTAGAATCACATAATTCACCAAACTTTGAATCTTTAGAAGATACTTACAAAGATATAATCAACTATTGCAGTTTTGCAGTATCATACTCTAGAGGTAAGATGGAAGGCCAAGATCCTACAAGAGATATTTTTAATAAGAAAAAGAAATCTAATGCTACCAATAATTAGTACATCGCATATACGTAAACATTTTATAGAACAACTCCAAAATAAAACTTTTGCTGTTGATAAAAGCGGTCAAAAAACTATTGAATTGATCGGTGCTTCATTTATAGCTGATGAACCAACAATATTTGGAACTGTAAGTAAACAATACGTACAATCTGAAATAGATTGGTATAAATCTATGTCTACAAATATAATTGACATATATGGCGAACATCAAGATCCTCCACAAGCTTGGAAGATATCTGCCAATAAGCATGGTGAAATAAATTCTAATTATGGCTTATTATGTTTTTCACCTAAGTACCATAACCAACTATCAAATGCTTTAGCAGAACTTATGCGTAATAGAGATACTCGCAGAGCAACAATAATTTATAACAGGCCTTCTATATGGGCTGAATATACTGAAAATGGTAAAAATGATTTTATATGTACTAATGCTGTAACATATTATATTAGAAATGATAAAATACATTGTGTAGTTCAGATGAGATCTAATGATGTTATCTATGGCTATAAGAATGATTTTGCATGGCAACAATTTATGCATCATGAAGTTATCAATTTATATAATGAATCTTTAGATAGTGATGAAGATGAATTAGGTACAGGATTTATGCATTGGCAAGTACAAAACTTGCATGTTTATGAAAGACATTTTCATTTAGTAAAGGAAGAAGTATAATGAATATTTTTATATTAGACCAAGACCCTTATCGTGCAGCTCAAATGTTGTGTGATAAACATATACCCAAAATGATTGTTGAGTCAGCTCAAATGCTTAGCACTGCTCATAGAATGTTAGATGGTAAACCTGAAAAAAGACGTTCTAAATCTGGTAAAACAATTCAAACTTATTATTCTTTTGAAGATGGTAGAGAAAGTTTTTATTACGCAGCAGTACATAAGAACCATCCGTGCACCACATGGACTACTCAATCTAAAGAAAACTATAAGTGGCACTATAAACATTTTGAAGGTATGTCTAAAGAATACACTTTCAGAAGAGATAAAGTACATGCTACATGGGGAAAGTTAGGAGAGTTATTACATAGACCGCCAAAAAATATTCCAGATATTGGACTAACTGAGTTTGCTCAAGCTATGTCACATTATCCAGATTGTATAGTTCCTGGTGATGCAGTGCAAGCATATCGAAATTATTATCATACAGCTAAACCTTTCGCTGAATGGAAATGGAGACGAACAGCTCCAGATTGGTGGGAAGGTTATAAAGGAACAGTGTGATTATTAATACTCTAATGAAGAATTGGAAATGGCAAGAAAGATACTTAGATTTAGCTGAAGAAATTTCAAAATGGTCTAAGGATCCTTCAACTCAATGTGGAGCAGTTGCAGTTGGTGATAAAGGTCAAATATTATCTCAGGGCTACAACGGATTTCCTAGAGGTATTAATGACAATCTAGGTTTGTTAAAAGATAAAAAATCTAAATATGATAGAATAGTTCACGCTGAAATGAATGTAATATATAATGCGTGTTATAATGGAACTAGTTTAGATGGAGCTTCTTTATATATTTATGGTTTACCTTTATGTTCTAAATGTTGTCTTGGAGTAATACAAGTTGGAATAGAAAGAGTTGTTATGAGAGCACCAAAGCTTCCAGAAAGATGGTCTGAATCTTGGGAACTATCTAAAAAATTATTATCAGAAGCTAACGTAAAATTTGATTTACATTAGTAAAAAAATATGGTATAATAAATTATGAATAAAG